AAGAACGGCCAGAACATGGAGATGTACGCCCGCAAGGTGGTGTTGCTCCAGGTGCTCAAGTACATGCCGAAGTCGATCGAGGTCCAGCGCGCCGTCGACGTGGCCACCGCAGTCGACGCCAACAAGCCGTTCACGATCGACAGCGACATGGTGGTGATCGACGACCGAGACGACAGCCAGGGCGGCGTCGACCAGGACACAGGGGAAGTTCACGGCGCCACCACCGCCAGCTCGAGCAGCAGCACCCCGGGTGGCGCAGGCCTGCCGGTGTGCAGCGATGAAAAGTTCAAGAAGAACGAGCCGACCTGGCGCAAGCAGATCCTGGACAAGGAAAAAACCGTAGCGGAACTGACCTCGTTCATCGAAACCCGCGTCGTGCTGACCGAAGAGCAGAAGCTCACGATCGACAGCTGGTCGCACGAAGCCGAATAAGGAGAGCATCATGCAAGTGCACACCCTCAAGCAAGGTACCCCGGAATGGCACGCATACCGCGCGGCCTACTTCAACGCCAGCGATGCGCCGGCCATGATGGGATGCTCGCCCTACAAGAGCCGCAACGACCTGCTGCAGGAGCGGCACACGGGTTTCGCGCCCGAAGTCGACGCCGGTACACAGGCGCGCTTCGATGACGGCCACCGCTTCGAGGCGCTGGCGCGGCCGCGAGCCGAGATTCTGGTCGGCGAAGACCTGTACCCGGTGACCGGTTCGCTGGGCCAGTTCTCGGCTTCTTTCGACGGTATCACCATGGCCGGCGACGTCGTGTGGGAGCACAAGACCCTGAACGACGAGATCCGCGCCTGCGAAGTCGCCGAGCAGCTCGGCTTGCACTACCGCGTCCAGATGGAGCAGCAGCTTATGGTCTCTGGCGCCGAAAGCTGCCTGTTCCTGGCGACGAAGTGGGACAACAACGACAACCTGGTCGAAGAGCGGCACTTCTGGTACGCCCCGGACAATGAGCTGCGGGGCGAAATCATCGCCGGCTGGGCCCAGTTCCAGAAGGATCTGGCCACGTACGTGCCCACCGAGTACGCGGCGAAGCCCGAAGCCGACCCGATCATGTCGCTGCCGGCGCTGGTCATCCAGATCCGCGGCGAGGTGGCCACCAGCAACCTGCCGGCCTTCCAGGCCCGGGCCGAGCGTTTCATCACAAGCATCAAAACCGACCTGGTCACCGACGAGGATTTCGCGAACGCCGAGGCCACCGTCAAGTTCTGCGAGAAGGCCGAGGGCGACCTCGAGCAGGCGAAGCGCGCCGCGCTCGAGCAGACCGCCGACATCGCCGAGCTGATGCGCACCATCGACCACATCAGCGAGCAGCTGCGCGCCAAGCGCCTGACGCTGGCCCGCACGGTGAAGGACAAGAAAGAGCTGATCAAAGCCAGCATCCTGAACCAGGTCAAGCTGGCCTTTCAGGAGCACGTGGCCGTGCTGGAAGCCGAGATCGCGCCGCTGCGTCTGGTGTTCCAGGCCCGCGACTTCGCCGGCGCCATGAAGAACAAGCGCACCCTGGCCACTCTGCAGGATGCCGTCGACACCGAGCTGGCGGCCGGCAAGATCGCCGTCGACGCCATTGCGCAGGCCGTGCGCGGCCGCCTGACCTGGTACCGCGAGCACGCCAAGGGCTTCGAGTTCCTGTTTGCCGACCTGCAGAACGTCATCCAGAAGGGCGATGACGACTTCCAGCTGGTGGTGCGCACACGGATCCAGCAGCACCAAGCCGCCGAGGCCGAGAAGGCCGAGCGCGCCCGGCAGCAGGAGGAAGCAGCACGCCAGCGCGCCGCGGCGGAAGCCCGCGCCCGCGAGGAAGCAGCGATCCCAGCACAAGCCGAGCAGCAGAATATTCCGGAAATTATTTCTGAGCCGGTGCCGGCCGCCCAGGTGACGCCGATCGACGCCGCGCGCGTGCCGGTGCTGGACGACGATGCAATGCTGCGCCTGGGCCAGATCAACGAGCGCCTGGCGCCGATCGCGCTGACGGCCGACGGCCTCGCCCGTCTGGGCTTCGCGCACGCGATGACCGACAAGTCGGCCAAGCTTTACAGGGAGTCGGACTTCCTGCGGATCTGCGCCGCGCTGCAGCGTCACATCAGCGCCGTGGCCCAGCCGAAGGCGGCGTGATGCGCATGGTCTACATTAGCCAGATCGAAGACGAACTGGCCTTCGCGCGCAAGGCCGCCGCTCACTTCGCCCGCGAGCCGAAGCACAGCACCTATACCGACGGCGCGATCGAGCCCGGTTGCTTCCTGGCGATCCGCTGGGGCCTCGGCGAAGACTGCGTTGTGGTCGTGAAGCTGGACGACGCTCACGTACCGACGAACTACGCGGAGATCGTCCGCCAGTTCCAGATGGATGCGCAGCCATGACCGGCCAGCGCCCGTGCCTGTGGACGGTCCTGCACTGCAAGCAGCAGGACTTCCAGCGATTCCTCGGCGTCGACAGCGAGACCGCCGCCGCGCGCCGCGTGAAGGAAGTCTGCGAGATCGGCTCGCGCGCCGAGCTGGACCGAGACGCGGCCGCGCAGGCGCGCTGGGATGAGCGGATCCGGCGCGCATACCTGAACTATCAAAAGCAGCACCCCACCAACCACCAATAGGACCAGGAGATGTAACCCATGTTCGAACTGAAACAGATCGTCAAACTCGCCAACGTCAACCCGCGCGCGGAGCTGCACGGCGAAGACCCGAAGCCCGCCTTCGACCTCAAGATCGAGGCCACGTGCCCGAGCAGCGTGCTGATCCACTTCCATTCCGAGCTGCGTCAGCACCTCTTCAAGAAGGACGAGAACCCCGACCTGGTCGACCAGGTGCAGGAAGGCGACGGCCTGACCGTGCTGCGCTACCCGAAGATGGGTGCCATCAAATGGGACTGGGAAGGTGGCGGCTACACGGCCACCATCGACTACGGGCTGGGCGGCGACAGCAACATCGTCCTGCACGACTGCAAGATCGACCACTTCAAGATCGAGGCCCAGAACGGCGGCTCGGTCGTGCTGACCTTCCGCATCATCGCGCATCCGGACACCGAAGACGTCGGCGCGATCTGCGAATTCATGGCGCGCGACATCGACCTGACGCTGACGGCGCCCGAGGCGAAGACGGCTGACGACCTGTTCCCGGACAACATGCGGAAGGCGGCCTGAGCATGAGCGCCGTACTGAAAATTATGCCGCTGGAACAGTGCGGCGCGGTCGGCAAATGCATGGCGTCGCCCCAGAGCTACGCGTCGAGCATCAGCTCCTACCGCACGCCATCCATTGACCAGATTGCCGCGCGAGCCATGCGGGAACTGGAATCGGCACGCGCGGTTGACGTGGCTACTCATGAACGTAACCTGCCGGCGATCGCGAACAATGCCGCGGTGCGCGCCCACGTCGAGGCCGTAATGGATGAGATCGGCATGCCGCGCAGCTGGTCACAGCGCGATACTAAGTCGCGGTCGCGCTACCCGAAGAACATCACTACCCCGGCGGGCTACCTAACCGACCTCGCGCGCGAGTGCAGGACGGACGACGGCTTCACGGCTGCGACGAACACCTATAACACTCTGCTGGCGCGCTATCGCGAGTATGAGGCGTCGGCACAGGTGGAGGCAGAGCGCGCACGTGCTGCGGCCGAGCGTGAGGCAGCGCAGAAGCTTGCCAAGCGCCGCGCCGACCTCGAACTGGTGACGATCATCCAGCGCTACGGCCTGCCGATCGAGTCCGAATGGCGCGATGTGCTGGAGGCCCTGCGCGGCCGCGATCAACGTCTCGACCTGGCCGTGGCGATGGAGGATGTTCGCGGCGACTGGAACGAGGGATGCGGCGCCGTGGAATACGCGCTGAGCCGGTTCACGATCCGCGACAACGAGGACAAGGACATCGCCAACGACGTGTTGGGTTGTACGCGCGACTTCGAGGACGGTCGTGTCTTCCGCGATACGACCTGGTCCTACAGTGCACTGTATGCGTCCGTCGCCGACCGGCAACTGGCGGTCGACGTCCAGAGGGCGCGCAGCCATGCGAGGAACGAATCGTGAGCCAGTTATCCCAGAATCCGCTGGGCTTCCGCGGCCTCAGGCCGATCGCGGAACTTGCCGCCGGCAGAGACCACGGCGACCGCCTGCGCTACAGGGCCGGCTGCCGTTGCTTCCGCTGCCGGAGCGCGAACACCGCTTATGAGGCAGCCCGAAAGATCGCGCGCGCCGCCGGCGAAGGGAACGGCATCGTGCCGGCCGCGAAGGCACGCTCGCACCTGAAGGCGCTGTCGGCGCAGGGAGTGGGGCGCCGTTCTGTCGGCGCGGCGTGCGACGTGGCCGATACCGTGCTGGCCGACATCATCTCGGGCCGCAAGACAAACATTCGCGCCTCGACGGAGCGCGCCATCTTGAAGGTGACGCCGGCCGCTGCCGGCGACGGCGCACTGGTGCCGGGCAAGGCCACCTGGAAGATGCTCGACCAGCTGATCGCGGACGGATACACCCGGGCTTACCTCGCGGCGCAGCTCGGCAGCAAGGCCAAAGTCCCGGCGCTGCAGATAAAGCGCGACTTCGTAACCGTGCGAAGCGCGTACCTGGTCGAGCGCCTGTTCGAGAAGCTGAAGTGCGAGTGCGCCAAGCCGACCATGAAGCTGCTGGCCAAGCTGCGTGACGAGGGCTACACGCAGCACCAGATCGAGCAGCGGCTGGCGGAACTGGCCGCGCGGCTCGGGGAAAACGTGCCATCGATCCTACCGAACAAAAAGGGGCGGATCAGCACGAAAGCGGCTGATCTCATGGAGCAGCTTTATCGGGAGCTGACATCGTGAACCAGGCTGACATCTTCGGCGCCGGCGCGCGCCGCCTGCAGATGACAGAATCGATCGAGCTGACGATCCAGTCGCTGCAAGCCTACGGCGCCGAGCATGAACACTGGGGCGTGGCCTGGTCGGGCGGCAAGGACAGCTCGGCTACGCTCACCCTGATCATGTACCTGCTGGACGCCGGCAAGATTCCGCGCCCGAAGTCGCTGACCGTGTTCTACGCGGACACGCGACAGGAGCTGATTCCGTTGGCCGTGGCCCGCCACATCATGGACGAGCTGGAAGAACGCGGCATCCGCGTCGAGGTGGTCACCGCTCCGATGGACAAGCGCTTCATGGTGTACATCCTTGGCCGCGGCGTGCCGCCGCCGAACAACAACACGCTTCGCTGGTGCACGCGCCAAATCAAGATCGACCCGATGGAGCAGGCGCTGCGCGATCGCCTCGACGAGCTGGACGGCCAGATCCTGATGATCACCGGCGTGCGCCAGGGCGAGAGCGCGATTCGCGACCGCCGCATCGAAATGTCGTGTGGGAAGGACGGCGCCGAATGCGGCCAGGGCTGGTACCAGCAGGTGCTGCCGAACGCCAAAGGTCTGCGCGGGCGCCTGGCTACGCTGGCGCCGTTGCTGCACTGGCGCGTGTGCCACGTGTGGGAGTGGCTGAAACACTGGGCGCCGGCGGCCGAGTTCGGCGACTGGTCGACGGCCATGATCGCGGACGCGTATGGCGGGAACGAGGCCGAGGAGATCAACGCGCGCACGGGCTGCATCGGCTGTGCGCTTGCCCAGGAAGACAAGGCGCTCGACAGCGTGCTGCTACTGCCGGCCTGGTCGTACCTGGCGCCCCTCAAGGGCCTACGGCCGCTGTGGCGCGAGCTGCGCGAACCGCAGCACCGACTGCGCAAGGCCGGCGCCGAGTTGCTGAAGGATGGGAGCATCGCGAAGAATCCCCAGCGCATGGGGCCGCTCACGCTCGAGGCGCGCCAGATGGGCCTCGAGCGCGTGCTCGGCATCCAGGCCGAGATCAACGAAGCGGCACGCCGGTTGGGGCGGCCCGAAATCGACCTGATCAACTCGCAGGAAGAGGCACGGATCCGCGACCTGATCGCGGCAGGGACCTGGCCGCAGGGTTGGGAAGGTGACGAGCCGATCGCGACGACCGTCATGGACGTGGTCTACCAGAACGGGGCGGTGCAGCCGCGCCTGTTCTCCGAAAGCGAACTGTGAAAAGGATCCAGATGAACAACATAATCGACCCCTGCGACACCATGCGCGTGAACCTGATCGCGGCGGCCGTCGGCCTGCAGCAGTGCACGAAGACGGCTTCGAACATCATCCCCATCCCGGGCGGCGACCGCGTGATCGCGATCGGGACGCCTGCGCAGGTGCGCGCGCATCTGCCTGAACAGAACAACGAGTGCGAGTGCGGCGCGAACGCTTGGTGCGACTTCTACACCGGGCCGGTGAAGACGCACGACATCTGCGCGATGTGCGACCGTAAGCGGCCCGCACGCTCGGACGATGGCCTGCGCCTCGCCGTGCGCGAGATGGCAGCGGCGCTGGAAGCGCGTGAATGGGCCGAGCATGTATCGCGCGATCCTGACGCGGCCGCGCTTGAGCTGCAGATTACTGATTTGGTCGGCCAGCATGCCACATTGCTTTCCCAGCGGTCCGGCGCGCCCATCGACGCCATGAGCGACGACGACTTGTGGCACATCGCCATTATCGTGACCCGGCTGAACGGCGGGGCACTGTTCAACGTGAGCGCGTACGACTGCGTGACTGCGATCCGGGCCAGCTTTTTGGATCCGGACAGCGGCCGGCAGTACGAGCAGGCCCGCGCGGCTGCGCTAGAAGGCGACGCATCGTGAACCCGGCCATCGCCCTGTGGCTGTGGTGCCTGATGTGGACGTCGACGCCGCGCGCGCAGTGCACGCGGTGCGGCGGCAGCCACCCTCTGAGCCGGTGCCCGTGGCCGACGTCGACGAAAGGAGAGATGGATGATTGAACGAAAAGCAGACCGCCGCCGCGGCGTGTCGTCGTACTTCACCAGCCCGGTGAACGACCGGCGCCGGCCGCGATACGAGCGGCGCGGCACGGTGCCCCAGGAGGCGCCGCCGACGCGGGAACAGCAGGTGTACGGCGAGCGTCGGCAGCGGCCGGATGCTGGAATGGAATAGGGGAGGGGAGATGCTGCGCTATGTGACAATCCCGAAATTTTCGGTCGAGTCCGGATACACCGAGGACGCCATCCGTTCGAAGATCCGTGACGGAATCTGGGTGGAAGGCCAAGTTTGGAAGAAGGCGCCAGACGGGCGCATCGTGATCATCGTGGAAGGGTATGAGGAATGGGTAGAAACGGGCGGGGTGTTAAAGCTGCGTCGGAAAGCAGCATCGAAATCAGCTTCATGTATCGGGGTGTCCGCTGCCGGGAAAGGGTCCAGCTCAAGCCCACGCCCGCTAACCTGAAGCGGGCCGAGCAGCACCGCGCGGCGATCCTGCACGCGATCGCCAGCGGCACATTCGACTACCGGGCGACGTTCCCGGAATCGAAGATCGCGGCGCGGTTCGCAGATGCCGAGGCGGCGCCCGGCGACAAGCTGACGGTCGGCGACTACTTGGACACGTGGCTGGATCGCCAGAAGCTGGAGCGGAAGGCCAGCACGTACGACACCTACCGCAAGATCGTGATCGGCAAGCTGGATCCGTGGTTCGGCAAGCTGACGCTCACCGAATTCCGCAGGAAGCACATGCGCGACAAACTGGCCGCGTACCCGGCCGGTAACAAGACGCTGGGCAACATCCAGAGCGTGATGCGCGCCGCGCTGCAGGATGCCGTCGACGTCGACGAACTGCTCGAGGCGAACCCGCTGGCCGGGTACACGTACCGGCGGAAGGATGAGCCCAGGGAAGAGGATGAGATCGACCCATTCGACCGGGACGAGCAGGCCGCGATCCTGGCCGCGCTGGACGGGCAGGGCCGCAACCTGGTGCAGTTCGCGTTCTGGACAGGGCTGCGCACGTCCGAGCTGGTCGCGCTCGACTGGAGTGACATCGACTTCCTGCGCGGCGTCGTGCGCGTGTCGCGTGCGATGACGCAGCACGCTGATAAGCCCGAGGTGACGAAGACTGATGCAGGCCGGCGCGAGGTGAAGCTGCTGCAGCCGGCGCTGGACGCGCTGATGGCGCAGAAGGCGCACACGTACTTGGCCGGCAACGAGGTGTTCCAGAATCCGCAAACGCTCGCGCGCTGGGCTGGCGACCAGCCGATCCGCAAGACCCTGTGGACGTGGGCGCTGAAGCGCGCGGGTGTGCGCTATCGGTACCCATACCAGACCCGTCACACCTACGCGAGTATGATGCTGTCGTCGGGCGAGCATCCGATGTGGGTCGCGCAGCAGATGGGGCACGCGGACTGGTCGATGATCATCCGGCGCTACGGCCGGTGGATGCCTGATGCCGACGACCAGGCCGGCAGCCGTGCGGAAGCGGTCTACGGAAAGAAAAAGGACGCCGCGAAAATATCCGGGGCGTCCTGATCACGCTGTCATTATGTTGGCATTACCGAGCCAAAACGGCCCAAATCAACCCCAACTTTGACGGCATCAAACACATAAGTGCTTGATTTAAAACAGTGTACTGGTGGAGGCGGAGGGAATCGAACCCTCGTCCGCAAGCACTCTACAGACAGTTCT